TGCCAATCCTCCCACTCTCTTTCCCCACAAAAACACCACATATCATAAAACCAACTAGCAGTTCCATCAGGTGTTGATATAAAAAGTGCCCAACCCTGTTTATCAGCTAACGCTGGTCTTATAACCTCAGCCCATACATCTCTATCCATAAACGCAGCCTCATCCAATACAACACCAGCTAAACTTCTTCCCCTCAATGCCATTGCATTTTCTGTTCCTTTCAACTCAATAGTCGATCCATTAATCAATTCCAACCTTAAATCAGTCTCATTTTTACTCTGCACCCACGTTCTAGGTGTTAATCTCTTTAACTCCTTCCATGCAATATCCTTCGCCATCCTGTAAGTAGGAGCACAATAAAAATAAACCTCATTTGGTCTGTTAATCGCTCCTCTCAATAACTCAATACAGCTTAAATAACTTTTTCCAAATCTTCTTCCAGCTACCAGTACCCTAAATCTTTTCTCACTATTAAACACTTCTCCCTGAGCATATCTTAAACTAATCTCATTTAGACTCATAAACCCTTTTTTTCATAATATTACTCTTTTTCTTTCGCATTTTGCACTTTTACAGCTATCATCGAAATATTAACACCTTTCAAGATCAAGTCCGTGGCTGAATCTTTTATCAACAACAACCTTAATTTAGACCTTCCCGTTCCTCAACGTAAACCTCGTGTTCAAAAATATACAGGAGGCTCAAACTCAAGAGCAGTTATAGAAGCCAGATCTCAAAGATTATATTCTCGTCAGCTTGAAGGTAAAACTACTCGTCAATTAGTTATAGAACATTCTAAAAGAGAAGGTATCTCTGAACCTACCGCCTGGGCTGATTGGGGAAGAGTAAAAGCCTGGAATGATGAAGATTGGCTTAAAGAAAGAGATAAAATGATTCCTCGTCTACAAGCCATGAGAATGCGTCTTTTCAATAAAGCTATAGCAAAAGGTCAACTTCAAACAGCAGCACAGATCCTAGACAGCTTAGGCAAGGTTGTAGGTGAATCCGTTGAAACAGTCAATATACAAGCTCCTGAACTCGCTATTCGCATAGAACCTAAGCAATAAAGATTTTCAGAATATATTTAGGTTACCCGTATACCCAGGAATATTAAAAAATTTTTAATACTCCACCCCCCACTACCTATACTCGCCGAAGCTTTGAAGCTCTACTCTTTTGACACTATGTCTATAAGCACCATAATCTAAATCTAATTTATCTGCTTTGTTACTAGCTCTCATTCTCGAGACATATTCTCCAATTACTCTAGGTTGAGAAATACTATCTCCAATAAATAAAACTTGATACTTAACTTTTGGTTTGTTCATTGTTCAATTAATTTATTAACTATATATATATTAACATATTATTATATATAATAGGTATCAATCAACATAAATTAATATTAATTAAATACTTTCATTAGTATACTATTTTCGCTATAATTCTAATAGGAGTAATAGTTTTATTACTTTCTTATTCTTGATAAATTATTTTATTTATCTTTCTTTCTGATATCTAAATTATCAAGATTTATTATTCTACAGTTTTAATAAAACTAAGAATATGAAAATCATCAAACCCTTATTAATTAAAAAAAATGAAATTCTATTTAATTTTTATTATCTTCATAACTTTTATTCTTTCATCAATTGGTAATAACCATCCGATCAAAAACGGAAGATTAAACGAAAGAAATGAGGTTATACAAACTTTAATAAATGATATATAATATATATAAACTTATTACTTTATTAATTAAACTATGGACAACCCAAAACTATTAACCGCTGAAGAATACAACTGTATTGTATTAGCAATTACAAAAACTTCAGACTATCTTGCTAAACATGATGGAAGTAAAAAAGATTTTTACGAAACTATCTTTAATAAATTATTTAACGTAACTTTATCAGATATGATTAAAAATCTACAAGATGAAATTAGACAAGAAGAAATTAGTAAACCAATTACAGAGATAGAGAATTAATTTCTCTATCTTTTTTTTATTCAAAATTATTTAATTAAAACAATGAACAATTTAACAGAAATTTTAAAAACAAATAAAAAGAAATTTGTTTTTTATAACGATTGGAGAAAGGATTATTTTGAGATTGATAAAAACAATGAAGTTATGTTGGATAATTGGGGAATATGTGATTTAAGAGAAGAAACCGAAAAAATAAGAATTTATAGTAATGGTGGATATTTAGAAATTTTAAATAATGGAAATTATTTTATAACTTTAGATAAAAGTGATTATGAATATAAAAAAGAAGAATTAGAAGAATTAGAAAAACTTTTATATGATTGGTGTAATGGAGAATTATTTAATTTATATAATGGTTGGAGTAGTGAAGCAAATAATATAGCTAATAAAATAATGCTGCATTGTTCAAATGATAAAAATTATATGTGGGAGATAATAAACGAATATGTGCAAATGTTAGAAGAAAGTGAATTAGGATTAAAAGGAATAAAAGAGACTTTAGAAGAAAGGGAGAATAAAGAAAATGTATAAACACCATAATCCCAAACTATATAAACCATTAATGAAAAAACTATTAGATAGTTTAAATTCAGATTGGTATGATTCTTGTTATGGGGATGATTTAGTAGCAAGTGCAAGTAGGAATATAAGTAATGATCATGTTATGTGTATTTATTTTCCTAACAGTAAAAAAAGTGATATTGATAAAGAGTTATTTAATACTTTTGATATTATGGAGAATGTTTTTGAACATAAACCGCCAATAACTTGCGAAACTGTAGAAGAAGTTATTGAAAAAATAAAAGAATTAGAAAAATAAAAAAATAATAATAGTTGCTTAAAGGGTTATTAAATAACCTTTCATGAAACTATTTTATTAGTTTCAAATATCCTGGATATCTTAAAGGCCGTTAAAGGCGTTTAAGGTTAAAGGCCGTAAACACTTATTTAATTAATTATGAATCCAAAATTATTAGCATTCTTAGAAGACTTAGTAAGTCAAGAAAGAATGATTAAATTTAATGAAAATAAATATCATGAAAATGATATTAGCGAAGAATTAAAAATTCAAAATGAAATAAAAATTAGATTATGTGATGAAGTTTTAAATGAAATCACAAAACTACAAAACATAGGAGAAATTTAAAAATGATTTTAAAAATGTCTAAAGGTAATAAAAAATTATCAAAAGATACTTTGATATTATCTATTACAGCTGGATTAACGTGTCCAGGGAGTAACAATTGCAAAGCATGGGTTACGTTAAAAGATGATAAAAGAGTTTTAAATCGAGGTAATGATTGTATTTTTACTTGCTTCGCTGCTAGTGAAGAATTACGTTATCCAAATGTTTATAAAAGTAGAAAATATAATTTTGATTTAATTAATAGTTATGTTTTAAAGAATGATTTAAAAGGATTAACTGAATTAATTAATCGATCTATTCAAACTAATAGAAAGAATGTTTTAAAGGTTAGAATTCATGAATCGGGAGATTTTTACCATCCTTTATATTTACAGGCCTGGTTAAATGTAGCTAGGTTAAATAAAGATATAAAATTTTATTGTTATAGCAAATCTTTAAAATTCTTTATGGAAGTTTTATTACCTAATAATTTTTATATGGTGGCTTCCTATGGTGGTAAATATGATTATTTAATCGATCAGGGTTATTTTACTAAATATTCAAAAGTTGTATTTAGTGAAGATGAAGCAATAAAACTAGGTTTAAAGATAGATAAAGATGATTCCTTATGCTTTGGAAAAAAACCTTTTGCACTTTTATTACATGGGATGCAAGAGAAAGGATCAAAAGCTGGTGAAGCTTTAAAAGAGATCAAAAGAAATAAAAAATTAGTAGAGGTTAAATAATGAATAATCAGATAAATAATTTATTTCAAAAATCAATTAATTTAGATCAAATTAAAAAACTTGATAAAAAACAATTAAAAGAAGTTTTAAAAATTTTAAAAAAAATAAAATAATTATTTTGATTTTAAATAATTAATTAAAAGTAAATTTACCAGGATATTAGAATTTTTATCATTGGATGAAAGTTTATTTATCCTGGTTAAATGCTTTTTAAACTCATCATGAGTAGTGATGCTGTGATCATGAATGAAAGTCTTAATATTTGACATATTAAAGGCGAAAAGTTGTTTTTTAGTATATTAATATGATATCATACTTACATAACCTTATATCATTTATTAAACAATGAAACTATCAGAAATTAAAATTGCCACTACTGTCGCAATTATGCAAAGTGCAAAAACTAAAGATGAAAGAAAGAGTTTAACTGTTACTAAAGATATTGAAAGGCAATGTGAAATAGTTGGTCAACATTTAGGTAAAGCATTTTTATTGGAATGTATTACTGATGCTGAAAACTGTTTAAATGATTCAAAGAAATTTGATGAAATCATGAAACAGTTTGAAAAGGTAGGAGCAAATTTTTCTGAAACTGTGGAGTTGGATTAATGAAACTTTATGAATTTATTGATCAGGCCATACAACATCACATAGGCCTTACTAAATACAAAAATTTTAACTTTGATGAAACTTCAAGTGATGCACTTGTAGACATTATTGAAGTTATTAAAGATTCATCAATAGGTGAAATGGAATTAAAAGAAGAAGGTGATGATGACGATTATTTAGATGATGAGGATGAATAAATGGTAAGAGAAAATCCTAATAAAGAAAGTTGTTACGAGAGAATAAAAGAACTTATAAAAGAAAAAAAATCTCGTAATGAAATAATTCAACAATGTCAGAAAGAGTTTAATGACGTTCATAAAACTACTTTCTACACCTGGTATGATGATGTTATTAATGAGGAAGAGATAAGAAACTGGGAAGAAGATAATAAAAAAGAATTTTTAAGTGATTATCAAATTAAATATAATTTAGGTCAGAAGATGTTTTATAGAAATAAAAATATGTATGAGAGTTTATGTTTTAAGTATGAAAGTAATGAAGATGATGAGATACTGGAGAAAATAGAAAAATATGAAGACAGATTAAAATATTTTCTTAAAAAATAATCAAACACTAAAATTCGCTAACGAAAATGATTGACAACCCACTACCAGATCAAGTCATGGATCAGATGGATCAGCAATATATGGCTGAACAATTTGATGAACACGCTAGAGATAGAGCATATGAAATTGCTGAACAATTTAAATTAAATCCAGACTTCTATGATGAATTTGCAGAGTATTATATGGATCTATGTAGAGAATCAGATGAAGGATATTCAATAATTGCCACTAAAGATTATATCGATGATTGGTGGAAAAGAGATTCATATATCTATGACACATTTAAAACACCATATATAACTTAACCAAGTTCCTGAAAATAATTATCTAAAGCAAGTCTGATGTGATATGCCATAGGTATACCATCTTCACTTGCTTTTTTTAATTTGTCATATTGCTCCTGACGAAATTGACACATATATCGAACATAATCCTGTTTTGGCCTTGGCATAATTTTTAAAAAGATATGATGTATATATAACATAATATAAAAAGACTATCAAGTATAAACCTGATAGTCTATTCACTTTATCAATTATGACATTACCCGTGT